GCTTGCTTTTGGTAATGTGAATTACGTTGGGCAACAAATTCTTCTGGAGTCTTGCAAAGCAATAACCCGCCAATCTCAATATTGTCCTTAAAGCGACTATTGGGATCAACTAGCAGTTGAAAATTGGGTTGTTCTTCAATTCCTACAGGTTCCCAGCCTTCTCTTAGTTTCCCAGAGAGATTGCGTGGGTCCGCCTGATTCAGCGTTGAAGTACGAATCCATCTATACGCATACCCAGCCTGTTTGTCGGGCTCAGGGAGCAATTCTGCTGGCGCCCACTGCTTAGGACGTTCGCTTGTTGCACGAGTATCTAATTCACGAGTCAGTCTATTTTCAGCCATTTGAAGCCTCCAATTTTTGTTGTTCACGGGCATAAACTTCGGGTGTAAGACCTAGCTTTTTGATCAAGGTCATTTGTGACTGCTTTAACCGTACCTGTTTGGAGGACGTTGAGCGAGTCGCCGGAGCTACTACCGTACTTGGCTTCGCTTTCGGAGTTGTTTGTGGCTCCTGATCTAGCTCTACCTGACTACCTTCTTCCATGGTATCGAAATACTCTGGAAATTTTTTGCGCATTGTTTTGTCAATGTGCTTGAAATATTGGTCACTGCCTACGACTTTTGTACCGTACTCATCAACCAATTCTTCATGTACTCCTACAGCAAAACTAGACATGGCTTTTTTGGCACCATACCAAGGATTTTCATCCAACCAAGCCTGGGTTTTGGGGTCAGTCTTGGGTTGTTGCTGTAATTGTTGTAGTTGTACCTCAGTTTTTTCATTTTGTAAAGCACTTGGCTTAAATTGTTTTGCTTGCTGCAATTTATATGTTGCTTCAGAAAGAGCCGTTTGGGCCTCAACAATGCGATCTGAATCACCAGACTCAAGTGCTTCCTTGTACTCACGCTTAGCCATAGCTAATGTAGTATCAGCAGCGTTTTGTACCGTCTCTATATAGGTCTTCTCGCCAGCATTGTATTGTTCTTTGAGTTGTTTATTCTCTTCAATAACCTGTTTTGCTAGGTCAAACGCCGCTTTTTGCTCCCGCATGGCATCGTCTTTAATTCGACGCTCGTCGTTCCAAGCCTTTTTGTAGGCTTTAATCCGTGCTATTTGGGCTTTAGGATCTAGATTTTCATGCTCTTCATCAGAATCTTCTAGTGTTTTAATTACTTCTGCAGGTAGTGGCTCCCGATTTCGGTCCTCTGGGGGAGTATCGTCTTCAACAATATACTCAACTTCTTCCTCAGCTTCTAAGGGTTTACCCTTAGTTTCTTCTGCTTCGTGGGGAAATTTAAAGTCATCTTTTTCAAATTCAGCCATTTTGTGGGCTCCTTAGATAAATTTGCGTGTGATCCCACGGGGGTCTTGAACTACAGCCTCCACAGAATCATCATTAATAATGCGAAATTCTCGTCCGTGTATTACCAGTCTTGTCCCGGCATTAGGGCGAACCAGAATAAAATCCCCTTCTTTACAGTAAGGGCCATTTGGGAAACGTTCTTTGTCTTTGTAACAGTCTGAACCTAAGCTAACTACAAATAGAACTGTAGTCAGAACTTCGTCGTTCTTAATAGTTAAGTCAGATTTAGCGATACCACTTTCGTATGTATCATCTGCTTCTGGAATAGCACAAAGAATGCGATACCCAGCTGGAGTAGGTAATTGCTTTGCTTTCTCGGCTTCTGTCGCCTCAAAATTTATTGATCCTACTATTTGTGGTTTATTGGGGTTTGTGCCAATAAGGATTTCACTCATTAGAATGCTCCATTTTCTGTTTAAGGTCTAATATTTCCTGCTTTGCAAAGAGTAGACCTTTGACCTCTCCACAAATTTTTTGGTACTCGGCGTAGTCCTTGGCTTGTCCAGAGGTTACCCATTCCCGTTTCGCTGTTACTTCTTTATCTAGGGTTTGTACTAGAACATCAGCTGCATCCATTATTATCCTTTGCGTTGTTGCATTTGAGCCTTGGCTTTAGCCAGATCAATACCTAACTTGGTGCCTATTTCCTTCTCTTTGGCCTCTCGGTTTTTGGCATCCTCATTAACTTTAATAGTTGCGTTCATAGCTGCAATCTTCTCTTGCGACTCTATGCGGTCACGCTCAATCTGTAATTGATCGGCTTTACCAGCAGCATCAGCGGCAAGCTTCTTAGTTTTGAGCTCAAGCTCGCCTTGTTTAAGTTGAAGTTCTTGTTGCTGTAACTGAATAAGCGGATCTTGTTGGGCTTGTTGCGCTTGCTTTGCCCGTATTTCATTAGTATCTCGTTGTAATAAAGTTTGAGCTGCTTGTGCTGCCATTTGAGATACCCGAACTTCAAGCTCTTGTGGCATAACTTTATCGTCTGCGTCATCGTCATCAGGATGGAACGGCAACTCAATACCCATTTCCATTTCCATTTGCTTGCGATATTCATAAGCAACGTGCTCATTGACGTGTGCCATCATTGCGCCTTGCATGGCTTGCGCCTGTGGATTTTGTCCAACTAACTGCATAATCTTTGGATCTTGCATAGCAGCCATATGCACCGTAATGTGTGCCTGATGATCTTGATAATAGAACGCCTTGACTGGTTTCATCATTAAGATGTTTTGATTTTCAGTAATAGGGTCTTCAGGTTTCTGATCTTCTGGTAGCTTAACCAACTGCTGAGTATTTTTAATACCTAACACCTCTAGCATCTGGCGATGTAGTTTTGGCATGTTATATATCTGTGGAGCGCCTTGGGCAAGTTGTAAGACTGCTTGATATTGCACAATCTTCTGGGCCATTGTTGCTGCATTTGGGTCTGAAACTGGGATAACATTGATGTTGTCGTAGTCAGACTTCTTTGCTCTTGGCGAACCTTCTACTGGCTCATAGGTATAAGTATCTGGAGTGTAATCACGAATGATGTCACGAAGTAACTTGAGCTCCTCTTTAAATGAGTAGTGGATGCGGGCTTGTACAGCGGACATTACTTTTAATGTACGCTCCAGAATTGCTAAGGTTGTTCCGACAGGTGCTTGCGCACTCATGTCGCTTACTTTCATATCTGCTGCAGAAGCAAAACGACGTCCTTCTTCAATAATTTGATTCATTAATTGCGCTAGAACCTGACTAGGTTCTTTATATGGCAACGTCATCAAGTTATCTTTAATTGCTCCACTAGGCACATCAACATCACGGAACTCTCCAGGACTTATGGGAGTATCGTCACCTTTAATTCGCAACCCACGAGTTTTAAATCCACCAGGCAGGTTTGCCAATGATCCAGCATCAACGAGCTGGCGGAGGATACTAGTACCTGATTTAGCAAACGCCCCGATGAGGTGAATAAGACCAAAGCAATAGAAACCAAAACCGGGAACATAACCATAATGCACAAAATGCGAACGTTTTTTATGATGCTCATCTTCTGGCCTCCAATTACGACGGATTGCAAGAACTGTACTGTTAGCTTTATCTATAGTAATTATGTAAGGTAATGCTATACCAGTAGCTTCTCCATCCTCTTCATCTTCATAACCAGGAAGATCAAGGTCAACTTGCATTTCAAGGATTTTGTAACGATCGTCTGATGTAGCTCTAAAGCCCATTTTTTCAGCGATTTTCTTCTCAACTTCATCCAGCGAGTTAACAGGTTCAGGTAACTCAACGTCTCTCCAAAACCCAGCGTATTGCAACTTCTTAACTTCGTTTGGAGTCTTACGCATTACATGCGTGACTCGTGGTGAACTAGCTAAATCAGTAGCACCATAAGGAACAACTAAATCTTCTGCAGGTACAAACATAGATACCTGACGTCCAATACCTGGATCGTAGTACACCTTCTTAAACGCATTGCCTGACAAACCTAATCCCCAGAGCATGCGCTCATGCTCAGGTCGGAATTCTTGCATTACATCTGTTAACTGATAGTTCATGTCATCAGCAACACGTTCAGCAGCGTCTTTCTTTTCTTGCGTCTCTTTACCAACAATAGTTGTCTTTACTGGACCTGCTGCAGGAAACGTCTCCATGATGGTCTCAGCTTGGAACTTAACTAAGGCTTCGGAGAGGAGAGGGTGATATACACCACAAGCGCCTTCCCATGGTTCGGAGCGCTCTTCTATATTCATACCCAATAGTTGGATACCGTCAACGTAGGTTTGCATCCAGTCTTTGCGTGAACTAACATCATCATCAAAATCACCAACCAAATCACTAGCTAAAGACTGTAAATCATCTTCGCTCATATACTCTGCTAGGTTGGCATCAAAATCTTTATCACTAGGCTCTGCTTCTTCAATGCGCAGTATTGGCATACCATCAATGCCAATCTCAACTGATTCAGGGTCTTCAATCTCAATTTCAAGTTCCGGCCCTTCTTCCATCATTGGAAGTGCAGCTAATCCTAATGGGGCTTGTGACAGCGATTTATCTATTGCCATATGTTTACCTATACGTTGTAGTAGCCTTTGTGTCTACTTGACTTAAACTGCCTTGGCTCATCTTCATAATCAGATTCTAGTGTTACAAAGCCGCCCCTTCTATATCTTAATAGTGCTTGAGTCATCGAATCCACTATGTCATCATTCTCTCCACTAGGAAAAGATGCAGTCTCTTCGACTAACTCATCTGCCCAATGCGTATTAGGCACCCATACTCTTCCAGATGCAAATATATCAGCAACTGCGTTCAAGCGGGCAATTTTATCACTACCTCTACTTGGAACATATTCTTGAACAGGTATACCCATTGCACGTAACTCAAATACTAGTGGGGCTCCAGAAGCTTTAGCTTCAACAATAAGGGCATCAGGCTCCCACTCTTTATAGTGCTCCATTGCCTTTTGTTTTAGCTCTGGAAACTCCATACGCTCTTTAAAAGCATTTAGCAAGATGATGTTTGGTACCATCACCCCCCGATTATTATTTTGATAAAACACTCCCCAAGTCGTACAAGCACAGTAGTCTGACCTCTGGGTCTTTAAGAAGGCTGTATCCCATGACTGGATCGTAAACTCACACTCAGGGGGGTACTCATGTTCCCAAATCTGCCACCATTCCCTCTTAATAATAGCGCTGACATCACTTGTTGGTGCCTGCATGTACTGCGCTTGCCATTTGGCACTAGGAAGTTCCGTTTTTAACGCAGTTAGCTCTTCTAAACTCCAAAA